TTATTGATTCGTTTCATTTTATCTGTTTCTTTGCGTATTCTATTCCGGCTTTGATACCAGTGGATAAGAGTTTCTTCACAAAGGTTTTGAACTCATCTTGCTCCATAAGACAAACGGTGTGGAAACCTTTATGTTGGTTCCCTCTCTTGATGCCTTTTGCCTCTATCATGTGCCACTCTCCGTTGGCTACATGCTCAATGTCCTCTTCCAGTTCCTTTGGTACGATGATTTCTTCTTTTGCCATGTTATTTCGGATTAATCATGTGTCTAAGATGTTCTAATGCAGCATATATCTCATGGATGTTGGCGGTACCACTTTCGCCGTACATGCGAAGCAGTTCTTTCACGCGCATTTTGAAAGCACGGTTAGGACGGTCAGGAACTATCAACTCACTGCCATCGGTTCCTTTTTCTGTATCGAAATGCAGACCGGAAATGATAGCGGGTAGTTCCTCTTTTGAGATCTCACGTACAAAGATACCTGCTATCTCGGTATAGCGATAGGTGTTACCGTTTTCCAGAACGGTAACATTCCATTCAGGACAGCAGCCTGGCTTTGATGGTGGGTATTTGAAAATCTGTTTGATGGTCACGACATTGCTAAAGATATCGACGACCTTCTGACCAACCTCAAAGAGGAATGGCTTTACGCTCGTTATGGCGTAGTCCTCTTCTTTATTCCATTTGTCCCTGGCAATCACAGCACTGCCATCTTCGCGGACGTTAATAGAGTATTCTAACATGAACTTATGAATTAATGAATTATTCGTATAGTCTTGGGTCAACTTCTAATTTCTTCAGGAGAATTTTTGTGGTCTCTATCAGATCCTTATTATCGCCAAAGATACGCTCCCATGCAGGATTGGGTCTATAGCGTGGAATGCGCATTAGTTGTAATGGCTCCCATTCCGGAATGAAACGCAGTTGGCGAAGCATCGCTTTCAGGTGACGTGGACGGTCGATAATAAAGAGCTGTTCATGCTGAATACTATCCTTATAGACCACTGTGACGTGTAGAGCTATATCATGGCCATGGGTGACGTACCAGAGCATCTTCTTTATTTGCTTACGTCGCCATGCCTCCATGCTCTTGATACGTCGAGCCATCGGGCAGTTGGCATCTACCTTCACCGTACCTTCAGCCGTGATGCAAACGCGCTGCACCTTCGGCTGTGGTTCCTCCGGTGGAATGTGCGTAGTCAGTCTGCCTTCGCATTCGCCTACCTTTGCCCCTGTCTCTTTATTATATATAGTAATGTGGCTCATTACTCCTGTTCGTGTTCGCAGTTGATTTGACGGATGCGCTCTTCGCAGATATGGATGATCTTCTCGTAGTCGAGCAGACGGCTTTCACCCTGTTTGGTACGGAGCACGCGCTTTACGATGTCTGCATCCCAGGGGTTCAGGTTCCAGTCAATCCATATCGACCAGGGCTGAATGACATGCTGGCTGTAGTCGCTATTGCCACGATTGTAGGCTCGTACACTGGTATTCAGTATGCCGACACGCGCCAGTTTCTTATATTCCTCCCGACTGATAATCTTGTGTTCGGGATGACTATCGAGCAGTTCAGCAGCTATCTCCAGAGCAATCTTTATGTCCTGGTCGCTATACTCGCTCTTTCCTTCCTCTTTCAGAACAGAAGTTCTGATAATCTGTGCAGCTTCTTTATTGTTCATAAATTTATGATTTAATGATTTCATCAATGGGTTTGTCGCTCTTTACACCGACGATGATTTCAGCAATACATCGCCGTTTGCCTTCATCGTCTGTAATATGTTTGGTGGATATGATTTCGGTGTCGATGATATCCATTAACAAATTATACTTAGCGGTATGTTCGAGGTCTTTATATCTTCGTGACCGTTCATCGTTACTACACTCTATTACAAAGTCTCTCTCGTATTTGATAAAACCAGTAATTGTTTCCATTCTAACGGAGGCTGTGCGTATTTTTAATTCTCTGTTATCTCTGAATGGATCGTTGATGTCGGCCAACTGTTCAGTCAGTTTGGCATTCTGTTCTACCAGCACTTTGCCACCTTCCAGGAGAGAGTCGTTATCTTTCTGAAGGAGTTTACACTTGCGACGGAGGTAGAACATTTTGACGATGATTAACAGGTAGAGTGCATCGATGATAGCATGAAACCTGTCGCCCATCATCCAGAAGATAATGGCGAAGGCTAACAGTCCCCCAATAAAGAAGGTGTTGAGCGTATAGAATAATATGTTTCCGAGTTTCTTCATAACGTCTCAAATTCTTTTTTCAGTTCGGTTGCTTCGTAGCGGAGTCGTACCTGAGCCTTTTGCAGGGCCTCACGCAGTTCTGGGTAGAGATACTTGGCTTCGACACTGGCACCGCCAAAGTCTTTACCATGGTATTCACTACGAACGACTACCTTATAGTCTTTGTTTTGCTCCTCGTGCTGAAGCAGATCGCCAATACATTCTATGGCATGATTAATTTCCTCAATCGTACCAGCCAGTCTATTGGCTTTTTCTAATGTTTCTAAGTTCATAATCTTATTTCATTAACCAATTTACATACCATTTATCGAAGAGGATGCGCCCGAAGATAATAGCAGCTATGAAGCCGATAATCAGCAGCACTTTCAGAATGTCCCATAGTCCGTTATAGAACCGCTCTACCCAGCGGGGTACTCCATCGTCGTTATACTCCATAGCGTTACGGTTGACGGGTGCCGTCGTAGTTATATTCTGAATCTTTACCCTCTACTTCGTCCCAATGATTTTTGCAGAGTTCGAAGATCTTATCATCGAGAAAGTTGCTGCTGATAAATATATCCTCAAAAGATGCCAGCAGGTCGCTTGCACATTCCACCATGCTAAAGTCCAGTCGTTTGTCTTTTAGCGATTCAGTGGTAAGATATGCCGATACCTCTACACCATAGTAGCGGAAACTTAGTTCGTAGGTTATTGGGCGCTTCTGATCCTCTTCGTCGTAGTCCCAATTATTCAGCTCTACATGGGTGCAATAAAGGTTCTCTTTCAGTTCTACGGTATCTGGGCCATAGATTTCTTTGATGTCGTAGGGCTTACCGCAGAAGGGACAGTATTTTGGCCAGAGGGACACCTCTTCCCACTTCTGCTGATATTCACCTGGCTTACCCTTATACTTGGGTTTGTGGTAAATGCCGTTTACAATCACACGTCCGGACAGTACCTCACTATTTACGGTGGCTGTCTCGTTAAATTTCTCCTTCAAAAGTTTATTGAAGTTACTAATGCAATCACATGCCATAATTTTACTTCTTTATAAATTGTTTGTCAGTATAATATAGGTAATCTTACAAAGTGCTCGTTTTCGGGTGTATTAAATTCCTTATCCCATTTGCGACCTATCACCTGCCATGTTTGTGGAAGGGTAACATCTTTGCTGATGGTTTTCCATGTACTCCACTGGTCATCGAAAATGTATAGGCGATTAGACATTCCTGGCTGTGCAGTCATTTCCAACCATTTCGGCTGCTGAAGCAGATAGTCGAGTCTATCCCAATCGCCATAATCTTTAGGGGCAACATTGATTCCGCTGACAGACTGCATCAGCTCGTGCCAATGAGAATATGCACCTTCTATCCAGAGCATCTTTCCGCTGGTATAGATATAGATCCTTTGGATGTTCTTATAGTGGATGCGAAGTCTGTCAACAATGGATATCAATTCTTCTCTCAGGAGGTAGAACGGATCGCCACCAGTGAGGCATACCGTATGGGCCTGATTTAAGTTCTCTACTGTGATGACGGGGAGTTTGTCGATGTCATAGAGTCTATTGCAACACAGCGGGCATTTGTGACCGCATTTGTGAGTGATGTAAAGATGATATATTTGCTCCATAACGTTATGAATTAATGATTTCCTGATAATGTTCCTTTGATAGTCCGTGCCACCAGCCTTCGGTGTCCTGGCAGAGCATCTGACCACTTTTCACGAAAGTTCCTCCGATGGGCCTGCGTTTGCCGTTGGGGTATAGCTGCTTTTCGCGTAGTTCGTAGAGCACTTCGCCGTTTTTGAGTTTATGACACGCTTCCACAACATCCAGATTGAATATCGTCTGGCTTATCGTGTCGGGTATCTCGATCGCCTGAATGAAATGTATCTTTGCCATTACTTCTTTATTAGTTCGTGGGCATCGTAGCCGCACCAGGTGCAGATGCCTTTGGCGACGTTCGGTGCATAGTTTTCTTTGCCG